CGGCAGAATGGTTTCTGTAAGCTACTGGATAAAGCATTACGACAAGCCAAGCGAGGAATACGGAATCAGCGGCGGCAGAATTTCCAAGCTGATGTTAAAGCAGGACGGCAGAGTCGTTTACAACTACGACCGGGGCGAGGACGTTGAACTCCAGACCCCCGAAGCTGAAACGGCGCTTGCGATTCTGCTTCACGAATACAACTAAACACTTGCGAAAACCGCCTGTGGGCGGTTTTCCTCGTTCTGAGGGTGATGATATAAAAAAGCTGAAAAAGTACAAACCGACAAAATTCAAGCTGAAATCCTCGGCTTACGATAAATCCGCTGCGGATTATGCCGTGGCTTTCATAGAAAACCTCTGCCACACCAAGGGCACATGGGCGGGAAAGCCATTCGAGCTTATCGACTGGCAGGAGCAGATAATCCGAGATTTGTTCGGAACGCTGAAGCCGAACGGTTACCGACAGTTCAATACGGCATACATTGAGATACCGAAGAAGCAGGGCAAATCCGAGCTTGCCGCCGCTGTTGCGCTGCTCCTCACCTGCGGCGATGGAGAGGAACGCGCCGAGGTTTACGGTTGCGCCGCTGACAGACAGCAGGCGGCTATCGTGTTCGATGTGGCGGCAGATATGGTGCGAATGTGTCCTGCGCTGTCAAAGCGAGTGAAGATTTTAGCGTCACAGAAGCGACTGATATACACACCAACGAACTCGTTCTATCAGGTGTTGTCCGCTGAAGCGTACAGTAAGCACGGATTCAATATCCACGGAGTTGTGTTTGACGAGCTGCACACCCAGCCGAACCGCAAGCTGTTTGATGTAATGACCAAAGGCTCCGGTGACGCGAGAATGCAGCCGCTGTATTTTCTAATCACTACCGCAGGAACTGACACCCACAGCATTTGCTACGAAACTCACCAGAAAGCCAAGGATATAATCGAGGGTCGGAAAATCGACCCTACTTTTTATCCTGTGATTTACGGCGCTGATGAATCCGATGACTGGACTGACCCGAAAGTGTGGAAGAAAGCAAATCCGAGCCTTGATATTACAGTCGGAATAGATAAGGTCAAAGCCGCTTGCGATTCCGCAAAGCAAAACCCCGGCGAGGAGAACGCTTTTCGGCAACTCCGCCTGAACCAATGGGTAAAGCAGGCGGTTCGTTGGATGCCGATGGAGAAATGGGACAAGTGCGCATTCGCTGTAGACGAGGACGAACTGGAAGGTCGTGTCTGCTACGGCGGTCTTGACCTTTCATCTACTACGGATATAACGGCTTTTGTGCTTGTGTTCCCTCCGATTGATGAGGAAGATAAATACATCATCCTGCCGTACTTCTGGATTCCCGAGGATAATCTGACCCTGCGTGTAAACTGCGACCACGTTCCGTATGATGTGTGGGAGCGCCATGGATACCTCCAGACCACCGAGGGAAATGTGGTTCACTACGGTTTCATCGAGCAGTTCATAGAACGGCTCGGTGAGCGCTTCAATATCCGAGAGATAGCTTTCGACCGCTGGGGCGCTGTACAGATGGTTCAGAACCTCGAGGGCATGGGCTTCACGGTAGTTCCTTTCGGGCAGGGTTTCAAGGATATGTCCCCGCCGACAAAGGAATTGATGAAACTGGTTCTTGAACAGAAAATAGCCCACGGCGGTCACCCGGTTCTGCGGTGGAACATGGACAATATCTACATTCGCACCGACCCTGCCGGGAACATCAAGGCTGATAAGGAAAAATCCACTGAAAAGATTGACGGAGCTGTGGCAACAATCATGGCTCTCGACCGGGCTATCCGCTGTGGGAATGACCACGGAGCGAGTGTGTATGATGAAAGAGGAATACTTTTTATCTGATGCGTATAATCTTATTGACAAAGTAGCATAATTGTGTTATAATATAACTACCAACATAGGAGGTGTTTTTTATGACAAATTCTATTTCAATAAGACCGTCAAAGGACATTCGCACTAATTACGCTCAGATTTCCGCACTTACAAGGGATAATCCGGTAGCAATCACGGTTAACGGCAAGGAGGATACTGTACTTCTTAGCCATGAGGATTATCAGCAGACCATGCACTATATTTCCGAGCTTGAAGAAAAACTCGCTCTGTATGCTCACCTTGCGCAAAGCATGGACGACATAAGGCTTGGAAGAGTCCACAGTGCTGATGATGTATTCAACGATTTATTAAACGACCTGGAGAACCTTGATGTATGAATTGCAGAGTAATATTCACTGATACGGCAGAAGCTGATCTTCGCGATATAGCCTTTTATATTGCAAAGCAGTCAAAGGATAAGAATATTGCAATCCGTTTTGTAAACAAGCTAAGAGAAAAATGCAAGAATCTCGAAATACTGCCGGAAAGCGGCTCGCTCCCCAAGGAAAGGGTTCTTGTGAGTAACGGATATCGTTTTCTCATTCATGATAATTACCTTATGTTTTATTATTATGTCAAGGAAGAAAACACGGTATACGTTAATGCGGTTTTCAACGCAAAGCGAGATTACACTCGCGTGATGAAAAAGTTTATATAACATAACAGAATAATTGTTAAGCATCTGTCAGCAGTGGCAGGTGCTTTTCTTATGCCCATTTTACGAAAGGACTGACTACATGAAAATTTTCTGCAGCTTATTTCATTCAAGAGATAAGCCTAAAAACAGCACTGCCGGCAGCGCCTACCGCTTTTACATGGGCAGTTCTACTGCGGGAAAGAACGTCACCGAGCGTTCCGCAATGCAGATGACCGCAGTGTATTCCTGCGTTAGAGTGCTGTCGGAAGCAGTGGCAGGACTACCGCTGCACGTCTATAAGTACCGTTCGGACGGCGGCAAAGAAAAAGCGTTCACTCACCCGCTTTACCGTCTGCTCCACGATGAACCGAACCCCGAAATGACCTCATTTGTTTTCCGTGAAACGCTCATGACGCACCTGCTCCTCTGGGGCAACGCTTATGCACAGATTATCCGCAACGGAAAGGGCGAGGTCATTGCTCTGTACCCGCTTATGCCGAACAGAATGACCGTTGACCGCGATTCAAGCGGCAGGCTGTATTATAAATACTACCGAGGTTCTGATGAAGCAATTCGCAGCAAAGAGTATGAGGTTGTTCTATCTCCATACGATGTGCTGCATATCCCAGGGCTTGGCTTTGATGGGCTTGTGGGTTACTCGCCTATTGCAATGGCGAAGAACGCTATCGGGCTTGCAATTGCAACCGAGGAGTTCGGCGCTAAATTCTTTGCGAACGGCGCAGCGCCAAGCGGCGTCCTTGAACACCCCGGAACTATAAAGGACCCGTCAAAGGTTCGTGAAGCGTGGCAGTCGCAGTTCGGCGGCAGTTCCAACAGCGGAAAGGTCGCTGTGCTTGAAGAGGGCATGAAATACACGCCCATCAGTATTTCCCCTGAACAGGCGCAGTTCCTTGAAACAAGAAAGTTTCAGATAAATGAAATTGCTCGAATTTTCAGAGTGCCGCCCCACATGGTTGGCGACCTTGAAAAATCGAGCTTTTCTAATATTGAGCAGCAGTCCCTTGAATTCGTTAAATACACCCTTGAACCCTGGCTTGTGCGGTGGGAACAGAGCATGATGCGCTCCCTGCTCACCACAAGCGAGAAACAGGATTATTTTATCAAGTTCAATGTTGACGGACTGCTGCGAGGAGATTACGCAAGCCGCATGAGCGGGTACGCTACCGCAAGGCAGAACGGCTGGATGTCCGCAAACGACATTCGGGAGCTTGAAAACCTCGACCGTATCCCTGCCGAGGACGGCGGCGACCTTTATCTCATAAACGGCAATATGACTAAGTTGGCTGACGCAGGTATCTTTGCGGCGGCTGATAGAAAGGAGGACAATTCTAATGAAGAAGTTCTGGAAGTGGACGAACAAGATAGCGAAGAACGAGGAAACGCAGGAACAGCCCCCAGAGAGAACGCTGTTCCTAAACGGCACTATCGCCGATGAAAGCTGGTTTGACGATGACGTCACACCGCAGCTTTTCAAGGAGGAACTGCTGTCCGGCAGCGGAGATATTACCGTCTGGATAAACTCGCCCGGCGGCGACTGCGTGGCGGCAGCGCAGATTTACAATATGCTCATGGACTACAAGGGCAATGTCACCGTGAAGATTGACGGCATAGCGGCGAGCGCGGCAAGCGTTATCGCTATGGCAGGAAATAAGGTGCTGATGTCGCCTGTTTCAATGCTGATGATACACAATCCTATGACAGTTGCGATGGGCGACACCGCCGAAATGCAGAAAGCAATTGAAATGCTGTCCGAGGTCAAGGAAAGCATTATGAACGCTTATGAAATCAAGACCGGTATGAGCCGTGCGAAGATTTCGCACCTCATGGACGCAGAAACATGGATGAACGCAAATAAGGCGGTTGAACTCGGATTTGCGGACGGAATACTTACCCGTGACAATCCGTCAGAAGCGCCTGCCGCTGATTCTCTGATGTATTCCGAAGCTCAAGTGGTAAATTCACTTATGGGCAGGATTGCAGAGAAGTGCCGCATTGCCCCGAAAACCGAACATAGAACCAAAGCCGAGGATTTATTTTCTCGGCTTGATTTGATTAAGAACTGGAGGTAACGAAAATGACAATTCTTGAACTGTGCGAAAAGCGCAACAAGGCGTGGGAAGCCGCAAAGGCTTTCGTTGAAACCAAGCGCGACAATGACGGACTTCTGTCCGCAGAGGATGCCGCTTCATACGCTGAAATGGAACAGAAGATAAAGGACTACGGCGCTGAAATCGAGCGCATGGAGCAGATGGCGGCTATGGACGCGCAGCTTTCCAAGCCTACGTCAGTCCCGCTTACTGGAAAGCCGCTGAACGGAAACAAGCCCAAGTCCGGCAGAGCAAGCGATGAGTACAGGGCGGCAATGCTGAACGCTCTCCGCACGAATTTCAGACAGGTGTCAGATGTGCTTTCTGAGGGCGTTGACGCAAACGGCGGTTATCTCGTCCCCGAGGAATACGACAGCCGCCTTATTGACACACTGACCGAGGAAAATATCATGCGAAAGCTCGGTCACACCATCACCACCAGCGGTGAACATAAAATCAACATTGCAGCGACAAAACCCGCCGCAGCGTGGATTGACGAGGGCGGAGCGCTGTCTTTCGGTGATGCAACATTTGCGCAGATTAACCTTGACGCGCACAAGCTGCACGTTGCGGTTAAGGTGACCGAGGAACTGCTTTATGACAACGCTTTCGGGCTTGAAAGCTACATAATCGAGCAGTTCGGCAAGGCGCTTTCCAATGCGGAGGAGGACGCTTTCCTAAACGGCGATGGCGTTGGCAAGCCCCTCGGACTTTTCTCCGATAAGGGCGGCGGCGAGGTTGCTGTTACTGCGGCGAGTGCTACTGCAATAACCGCAGATGAGATAATCAATCTTGTGTACTCCCTCAAGCGCCCGTACCGCAAGAACGCAAAGTTCATCATGAACGACCAGACTATCGCGGCGCTCCGCAAGCTGAAGGACAACAACGGCGCATATCTCTGGCAGCCGTCACTCCAGGCGGGCGAGGTCGACAGGCTGTTCGGTTATGAGGTCTATACCTCTCCGTATGTTCCCGCAATCGCCGCAGGAAAGCCTGTAATCGCATTCGGTGACTTTAGTTACTACAACATCGGCGACCGTGGAACTCGTTCTTTTGCGGAACTCAAGGAACTGTACGCAGGCAATGGCATGGTCGGTTTTGTCGCAAAGGAGCGCGTTGACGGCAAGCTGATTCTCCCCGAAGCAGTGCAGATTCTCAAAATGAAAGCCGGCTCAGGTTCGTGATGAATGAACTGCTTACCAAAGTAAAACAGAATCTCATACTTGAACATTCGGCGGACGATGAACTCATAAAAGGGTTCATCACTGCCGCAGTTTCTTACGCTGAAAGCTATCAGCATTTGCCCGAGAATTACTATTCAGAAAACGCAATGCCGCCTACCACGGAACAGGCAGTAATAATGCTGTCCTCGCATTTCTATGAGAGCCGCGATGGCTCGACTGGCGGCTTTTTCGGAGATAATGTTCAGGCAGGAAAACAGGTGTGGGATACAGTGAATATGCTCCTGCGACTGGACAGGCGGTGGAAAGTATGAGTTTCGGAAAGATGAACACGCAGATACAGATAATGCGGAAACGAGTCGCGATTGATGACGAGGGCTTTCAGACGGAAACCGATGTTGTTGTAGCAACAGTCAGAGCCTATCGAGAGGGACGGCACGGCAGCGAGAAATGGGCAAACCGAGCCGCCTTTTCCGAAGCTACCGACCTTTTCCGTTTCAGAACAATCCCAAGTCTGACGGTTACGACAGATATGCGGCTGTTATGCGATGGTTCTGTATTTGAGATAACCTCTGTTGAAGATGTGAAAGGCAGAGGAATGTATATCGAGGTTCTGTGCAAGGAGGTGAAGCCGAGTGGCTAAAGCTGATGTGAAAATGCCCGATGAATTTCTTGCGAGGATTTCCCGGCTTGGAGCGCAGACCGACAGCATTGCTGAAAAGGTTTTGCAGGCAGGCGGCGAGGTTGCTCTCGCAAAGGTCAAAAGCAATCTGAAATCCGTTGTAGGTTCGGGAACTAAAAGCAAATCCCGTTCCACAGGAGAACTGGAGCGGTCGCTCGGCTTATCTCCCGTTATGGTCGACAAAAACGGAAATCACGACATCAAGGTAGGATTTTCGGAGCCTCGTTCCGATGGTTCAAGCAATGCGAAGATAGCGAATATCCTCGAGTACGGTACAAGCAGTCAGTCGGCAAAACCGTTTCTGAAACCTGCAAAATCCGCTGTGAAAAAGCAGTGCGTGGAAGCCATGAAATGCGCATTTGAAAAGGAGGTCGAGGGGCTGTGAGTCTGCTTTCGGAACTCTCTGCGATAGCTAAAAAGCTGAAAATTCCTGCGCAGACCTCTGTGTATTCGGGAAAGGCTCCCGATGAATATTTGGTGTTTACTCCGCTGTACGACAGCTTTGAACTTCACGCAGACAATGCGCCGACTGCCGATGTACAGGAAGTGCGGATTTCACTTTTCAGCAAAGGTAACTACACTTGCACTGCAAGCAAACTTGTGAAAGCACTGCTTAATGCGGATATTACCGTAACCGCCCGAAAGTATGTCGGTCATGAGGACGATACGGGCTATCATCATTATGCCGTTGATACGGCGAAGAACTATGAAATGGAGGAGATATAAATGGCAACAATAGGTCTTGACAAGCTGTTCTACGCAGAAATAACCGAGGACAGCGACGGAAACGAAACCTACGGAGTTCCCGCTTCGCTTGCAAAGGCGATTTCGGCAGACCTCTCCGTGGAGCTTGCGGAAGCTACTCTCTACGCTGATGACGGCGCTTCCGAAATCGTCAAGGAGTTCAAAAGCGGTACGCTTTCCCTTGGCATTGACGATATCGGTAATGATGCGGCTTCGGTTCTGACGGGAGCTACCATCGACAGCAACAACGTAGTTATTTCAACCAGCGAGGACGGCGGCAAGCCCGTGGCTATCGGTTTTCGGGCGAAGAAGTCCAACGGCAAGTACCGTTATTTCTGGCTGTACAGGGTCAAGTTCGGTATTCCTTCAACCTCGCTTGCAACAAAGGGCGACAGTATAACGTTTTCCACGCCTACAATTGAGGGTACTGTTCTCCGCAGAAACAAGCCGGACGGCAGCGGAAAGCACCCGTGGAAAGCAGAAGCGACCGAGGGCGAGAAGAACGTTCCGGACAGCGTAATCACGGGTTGGTACAAGTCTGTATATGAACCCACATTCACGGCAAAGCCTGCTGAAACAGGCAAGTAACGGAGGTATGAGCAATGACGAATGAACGCAGTTCTTTAATAACGATCGGCGGTGAGCAGTATGAGATGATTCTCACCACAAGAGCGACAAAGGCTATTTCCAACCGTTACGGTGGTCTTGACAATCTCGGCGATAAGCTGATGAAGTCCGAGAATATGGAGATGGCTCTGGACGAGATAATCTGGCTGATAACTCTGCTTTGCAATCAGAGCATTGAGATACATAATCTCAGAAACAGCGAGAAAAAGCCGCTTCTCACCGAGGAAACCGTGGAGCTTCTGACCTCTCCCGGCGAGCTTGCCGAGTACAAGGACGCAATCACCGAAGCTATGCTGAAAGGCACAAAGCGCAATGTGGAAAGTGAGGATACATCAAAAAACGCAGTAACAGCCGAGTGAACGACGCAGAACTGTTCACCCGGCTGTTCTATTACGGAACGGCTCAGCTGCACCTTGCTTCGGAGGAGGTGTGGCTTATGCCGTTCGGCTTTCTGATGGATCTGTGGGAGTGCCATAAGCAGTTTATGGGAATCTCCAAGCCTAAGCGGGAAGCGGATATTGACGAGGTTGTGCCGATGGAAATTTAATTGAAAAAGTGGTTGAAAAAAGTGGAAATGCGTGGTATAATGAGTCTGTGAGAGCGGTTAATCTGCCCGACAAATCGGAATTTATATATAAAGGAGAATATTGATGAAACTGTTTTTATGTTCGCACTTTTCAAGTGTAGGAAGTC